TACTACCATCAAGCATTATTCCATTATAGCCAAGTTGGAATTATTCTTGTAGCAACTTCTTCTATATTTATATCTTCTTCTATTTCATTAAGATTATATCCAAATTCAACCCTAACCCCATTATCAGAGCCAATTTTATCATTAATATAAATATCAAAGTTATCTAAAAGAACTTCTCCTCCCCATCTATTTAGAAAAGAATTTTCATCATTTCCTAAAGTAGCTTCTACTATGTTTTTCCTTACATAGTAAGATGTATTAATACTAGAAATATTACTATGTCCAGTAAATCCAGTACCTTCTAGAATTATATTTAATGCTTCCTCTCCATTCTTTAGAGTTGGTCTAACATCTAATAAAACATTATCTATTAAATCAAAAAATAAAGGCCTTGCATAAGCTGTTACACTATACAAAGACTTTACTACATTAAAAATTCTATAAAGTTTTTTCTTGCTATCTTTTTCAACAGCCATTACATTTTCATAGTCTATATACTTCCATCTTCCAATATCATCTATTGGGTGCTCTAAAGTAACTAAATATTCACTTGCTTTATAAGTACAACTTATAGGTGTTAATGTAATATCCCCATTCATTTCATAATTTGTATTAGTTTTAAGATATATTTCAATCTGATTCATTAACTTAAGCACCTCCAATTTGGAATTATATATATTTTAAAGTTACCACTCCATACAAACGTATTATCTCCTTCTTGTAGGTACATATCTGCATAAGAGCCTTTTAAAGCTACATTGTTTATCATTCCATTTCTGAAGCATAAACCTAACTCTGTATTAACTATAACTTCCTGTCCTACATTTATTTGTACTTCATTACCATTTATATTAAGTTTTAATAAACCTTCTCCTATTATTCGATAAACAGGCTTTGTAACCATTTCATGATTATATAAATATTGTTCTAATTCTCTTTCTTCCATTCCATCACTAAAATAAACATATGGACTACAAGTAAATATAACTGTAAACTTTCCTAGCCTTTTTAATACTCTTTCTGGTGTATCTATTCTTACTCTTTTAACTTTATAGCACACTTCTAGATCATCACTAAATTTTAATATTTCAAAACCACTATTAATCCATTTCTTTATTCTTCTAAAATCCTTTTCCCATTCGGAAGGCTTAGAGACAAAATTAAAAGATATAGGCACTTCTATATCTTTATAATACAATTCTCTATATAAAGGTTCTCTACCAGGAATATTAATCTCCTCGTATTGCATTTCTGAAGAAGGTTTTACTGGCCTTGTAGCCACATGTAAGTTAAAATCTAAATTCGTTTTATTTCCATATACTACAAAATATTTAGTCATGTGCAAAACCTCCTTTAATCTTCTTATAGTTATTCGTGCTTCTATTTGCAGTTTTAATAACTTCCCTTGTAGTTTCTCTTTTTAATTCCTTTCCATCAACTTTAAAGACATTTGTTGTGTAGATAATTGTTTGTCCTTTACCTGCTTCTTCTTTAACTATCTTTCTTAAATTGCTATACATCTGTCCTAGTGGAATAACTGCTTCTGCTTGCCTACCTAATCCTTTATATGAATCTCCTACTACAGTATTAGAATTTAAAAAAGTAGGTCTATCTATAATTCCACCTTCATACAAATAGTCTATTTTAGGTAAATTTACTCCAAAATGCTTACCACCTATTCCTGGAATCCAATCTGGTGTTGTAAAACTTATTTTATTTAATCCATCTATGGTCATATTTATAAGGCCAATTACTCCATTAAGTGGTGCTTTTATAACAGCTCCTAACCCATTCATTATGCCTCCAAATGTACTAACTACCCCTTCCCATGCTCTAGACCAATCCAAAGTGAATACACCAACTACAAAGTCTATTACTCCACTAAATACTTCCTTTGCAGCAGTCCAATAATTATTCATGTTTGCAAAAAAAGCATTAGCTATATTACCCAATGCTCCAAAACTATTAGTCCAATTTGTAGCAAATATTCCAGTTAGAAAATTATCAAAATTAGTAAATATCCCTGTTATAGTAGACCATATTTCATTAACTCCATTCCTAAACCATTCACATTTATTGTATAGTATTGTAAAAGTTGCTCCTAAAGCTACTAAACCAGTTATTACAAGTGTTATAGGATTTAAGTTCATAACAAAATTTAATGCTGCTTGTGCTGCTTTCATTGCGTTTGTCGCTAGTGTAGCAGCTGCTGTAGCTATTTTATGCGATACTAATTTAACTGTACTTGCTGCAGTAATTGCTGCTTGCTTTGTAAACTGTACTACTGTTTTTCCTATGTTTAAAGCTAAATTTCCAGCATATTTAGCTCCATTTAACATAGCTGTTCCTACTGTTTTTAAATTTTTTCCAACACCTACACACGTGCTTTTTAATTTATCAAATTTTTTATCTAAATTGGCTGTAAAATCTAATGTCTTACTAATGCCACTACACAAGCCACCAAGCACTTTTGTAACTGGACCTATTGCTATTGCAAGAGCACCAAACTTAACTATATTCTTCTGTGTGTCTTCATCTAGACTTCCAAATTTCTGTAATATCTCATTTAACTTTGTTATAAATGGTGTTATTACTGGTAATAAATGTTGTCCAAAAGTAGCACTTAACTCTTTTAAACTCTCTGTAAACATTCTCTGTTGGTTAGCTGCTCCGTCTGATGTCCTTGCAAAATCTCCTTGAGCTTTTTTTGTTTTTTCCATAACATATGCATATCTTAATTGAACTTGCTCCGCTTGTGTCATTTTGTCTATTGTCTTTTTCATACCTTGTTGCCTAGCAAATTCATTTAGATTCGTTTGTGTCATTACTATACCTAATTGCTTTAAACTTTCAGTTTCTCCTGTATAAATTGAATTTAAAGCAGTTTTAGCAACATCAATTCTAATATTTTTAAAAGATGCTAAATCTCCAGCAAGTCCAACTAAAGACATACTCATTTCATTTGCTTTTTGCTGTTCTAAGCCCATACCAGTTCCCATATCTGAAAATGTAGCCATCATATCTAAAGCACTACCTTTAGCAATACCAAAACTTTTTAAAGTAGTTTTGCTAAATTCTATAACCTTATTTGCACCATTCCCACATGCAACTTGAACTTTATTTATACTTTCATCCATATCGCTAGCAGCATTAAAACTAGCAACTCCTATTGCAGTCAATGGAGCTGTAACTCCTAAAGTTAATGTATTACCAATACTAGACAATTTACTTCCAAAATCTTTAACTTTTTTGCTTGCATTTGATAAAGAAGTAGATAACTTATTCCATTTACTAGTCTGCATTTCTAAATCTTTATTAGTTTGCTGCAATTCAGTTTCTAGCTTATTATAATATGCTATCTGATTATTTAATTTTATAGCTAGGTTCTGTGCTTCTCTAGAGTTTTCTCCAGTAGCTTGTACTTGTTTATCATAACTATTTTTAAGAACATCTATCTTAGATTTTTGAATATCCATAGCTTTCGTAAGATATTCTTGTTTATTTTTTAATTGATCTGTAGAGCTCCCAAAAACCTTTAATTTACTTGCTGTCGCACTGAATTCGCTTTTTAACAAACTCATGGACTTATTCATTTTTGTAAGTCCATCATTAAATCCTTTTGAATCCATGCTCCATTTTATGACCATTTCATCTACCGACATTATATTACCTCCTCTCTAAAGAGATATAGTGTCTCCATATACTTCATCTATATTTTCTTTTTTATTAGAATACTTTTCATAAATCAAAACATCTAGAAAGTATAAAAAATCCATATTATCTAATGCCTCTAATGTTTGTCCATTTTTCATAGCTTCTGAATAAACCCCTAAAAGCATTAATTCATAGTCATTATATAGTTCACTTAATTTATTTTCTTCCTCTTCTACGGGTGAATATTCATCTTCACCCTCAACTAGTTTTTTATTTTTGAAGCTGCCTTCGCCATTATTTCTTCAGCTATATTTAGCATGGTAGGAAGCATTTCATCCAACTCTATACCATTGTAAAACTCTTCTCTTGTAAATTTTTTATCAAATACCTCTACAGCATAATCAGCTATTTCATCTAATATTTCATCAGAAAAAATTTTTTCTAATTTATCAAATGTCTTACTTATAGATGCTGTTTTTCTTAATAAAATTCCTTTTACCTTAGTACAAACAAAGGTCTTTTCTTCTCCATTTATATCAAGTTTTATTTCTATATTTTTCATAAACTCCTCCTAAAAATAAAGACTAGGTTTTCCCCTAGTCCTCTATGATTCTTCTGTTGGGCTCTGTGCTTTTGTTATTGGTACTTGCTTAAACCAAGTTTTTTCCTTTGCAGCATTAGCTGTTTTTCCATTCATATCTAGCTCTGCCACATGTGTATCTAGTTCTCTATTTTTATAGCATTTAAATGGAATTTCAACTTGTTGTAGCTTTGGTTTTCCTTCTGCAGTTTCTGCCTTTTCATTTGGATATTCAAAAACTACATCATAGTACCAAGCATATTTATTCTTACCACCAGTAGTAGGCATTTGAAACCCTAATGCATTATGCTTTACTTCAACTTCTCCTGGTGGAAAATATACTCCATCTTTATCTATTTCACCACCAAACATCAACAATTTAGTTTCTGGAGTAAGATAGTTAAGTGTAACTTTTCCTGTTCTTTCTACTGTCCCATATACAGTTTCTTCTACTTCATCATCTGAATAAGCATCTTCACTCTCTGCCTTTGTTTCAATTTCTATTGCAATAAGCCTTTCACACTTTTTAGGTGCCTCTGCTGTGTAAGTTTCATCATTTGCGGTTACACCAGCCAGATGAAAGTTCTTCGCTCCTTTAATTCTTGCCATTTGATTCACTCCTTTTCTTCATAAAAATAGCACCTAAAAGCAATATGATATGTTTTTGTATCAACCTCATATAAGTCTTGGTACGTAATATCTTCAAAATTTCTTTTAAGTGCTTGTTTAATATCTTTTTTAAATTGTGTTGGATCACTCTTAGTAAATAAATCTATTTGTAAAGAATGTACCTCTGTTTCATTTGTGCCATCACTATAATCTTCGTCATAGTTGTTTATCTCAAAAAATGTAATATAGGTATCATTAGAACCACTATATTTTCTATACCTAATCTCTAGACCTGTATTCCTTAATGTTTCTTCTACTAATTTGTTTATATTCATAGCCCTAACCCCTCCCTTATTACATCTTTTGTCTTCTCTAAAGCTTCTTTCTTCTTTCTTTCAAAAGCTAGTCTCATAAATGGTCTTGCAACTTGCTTACTGGTACCATATTCATAAAACTTAAGGTAAAAGGCCTCACTATTATCATCTTTCTGCACCCCTATTTTTACTACTTTAATACCTTTTTCTTTCTTTACTTTAGATAATTTAAGTTTATCTTTTGAATTTCTAGAGCCTTTTTTACGAACTGGTGCATTTTTAACTATTTCCTTGTTGATTATCTCTGCTCCAGCTAACAAAGCTTTATTTTCAAGTGTAGCTCCTTTTTTACCCATATCTTTAAGTTTATCTTGTAATTTTTCTATGCAACCAAAATCCAATTCTGCACTCATACTAACCCTTTCTCAGATGTACAATGCAATTCTATATTTTCAGTATCTTTTTTATATGTTCTTATAACCTTATATGTTTCATTTTCATAAACAACATAAGGCTCTTTTTCATAATCAATTTGTTTTACTTCTAATATAACTTTAATCTCATTGCCATGTTTATTACTAAGATAAAACTCATTAGTTCCTACAGATTTTTCATTACAAAATACCTCTCTAGTAACCAACTTTTCCCTTTCAACCATATTATCATTTGTAACAATTGCTAACTTACCTAATTCTGCAGTATCACACCACATTATAATCACCACACAAACTTAAAGATTGCTTAAGCAAATCATATGATTTTTGATATTTCTCACTATCCTTATTATCTAATCCAAAGTTAGCTTTACAGTAAACTATAATTGCCCTTTGAATAATTGGATCATCATCATTTATATTTCTAACCCCACCAATAGATAAATCTATTTTACAAGCTTCAATTAAATCAGTTATTTCACCATCTAATTTATTAGATTTAATTCTAAGTGCCAGCTTAACTTTTTCTAGCATTTTATCACCTCAAGAAAAGAAGAATGCAATTATGCATTCTTCTTAGTGATTGTTACTAATGAACCCTTATCTACTACCTTACCATCTGCTAACATAATTGCTTTTGTAACCATATCATCTGTATCATTATCCTCATATCTCTTAATAGTCATATTAAGATTAGTGTTTAGAACATAATCAGCCATGTTAAATAAAGCAGCTACAATAGTATCCTCACTCGGAGCATCTACATAATTACTCATATAATCATTGCAAATAACTGGTCTTCCTAAAAGCATTCTTTCTTGCTTTCCTGATATTCCATAATTCACTCTTCCGATTGGTTGCCCAACACTATCTTTTAATGAAGCATAAGCCATAAATGTCTTTTTAGTCATTAACCATACTGCCCCAGTTTCATAAGCTAAAGGTAACGCTGCTTCTGCATTTTCTAAATTTTCTAATGCAGGCTTATCAGCTTTAGCAATATCAATATTTTGCCCTCCAGAAACTGTTTCTTTTAATATACCTTTGGGCTGATTTGTACCTGTCCCGCTTATAATAGCTTGCTCTAAAGCCTTTGTCATTGCCTCAACAACATTGTTTATAAACGCAACTTCAAATACTGGTAAAGCCATTGTTTCTACTTCTAAGCTGTTAGAAATAGCGCATCTTAACTTATATGCTCCAAAAGTAATAGATCCAATAGTTTTCTTTTGCTTATCACTCCCTGAACCTTCTGCTACCCAAGTTGCAACTGGTTTAACTGTAGATGTCGGAATAGCAACTCCGCCCTTATATGATGTTCTGGTTACTAAAGGAAGTATCATTCCTGTACTTTCCATCTTTTCGATTATCTTTGATAATACTGTTTCTGGAATTAATTTCCCTACATCTGTAGTTTTAGTATTTTCATTTGAATTTGTGAATTTACTATCTATTGGAGTACCATTTACAACGTAATTCATAAATGCTTTTCTGTACTCAATAGTATTTGTTAGATCTTCATTTTCCACATTGCCTAAGCTTCCTAAAGAACCATTCGCATTTACTGGAGAACCTCCTGCAACTGCAACCTTTGAATTGTCTCTCAACGCTGCCAAGTTTGCCATTTGAGTAGCTTCTTCTTCAAACTTATTATCTAAGTCTGTTATCTCTTGCATTTTAGCTTTTCCTTCTTCTAATTTCCCTTCATTAATTAAACTTTCTGCTTCTGTGTAAAGTCCATTTCTTAATTCTAAATATTTTTCTTTATTCATTATTTAACACTTCCTTTTAATTTTATTAACTCTAGTTGAGCTTTTATTTTTTCTTGTATAAAAAAATCACCCTTATTCTTTTGAATAGGATGATTAGTTCCTGGATTATAATTCTTAAACTTTTCTAATACTTTATTATCTAATTTCCCTATACTATTGCAAAAAGTAATAGCATTATTTTTTAATGAATTAAGTAAATTTTTATCTACTTTTTCGTCAGAATACATTATTTCATCTATTAATCCTAATTCTAAAGCTTCATCAGAAGTTAACCATGTTTCTTTATCCATAAGATTATATGCTTCTTCTTCTGTCATTCCTGTTTTTAAAATATAGGCATTAGCAACCGTCTTATTAGCTTTCTTTAAAACTTCTACACTATGCTCCATATCTCTATAATCTCCTCTTGTTGAAGTAGATACATTATGAATCATTATTTCAGCTAAAGGTGACATTTTACATTTACCAGCCATAGCAATAACACTTGCTATACTTGCACATAATCCATGTATTTCTATTGTTACTTCTCCATTATAGTTTTTTAATTCATTATAGATTTCACAACCCGCAAATACATCGCCACCACCACTATTAATTTTAATAGTAACTGGTTGGCCATTAGCATTTCTTAATGCTCTTGTTATTTGCTTTGGTGATGTAGCTTGAATGCCATACCAATTATATAGCCACTCATTACCACTAGGTACTACTTCTCCTTTTACATCAATATATACCATCATTCTTCACCCCCTTTCCCAATAGCGATAGTATCTAATCTTCTTAAAGGTTTATCTCCATCTTCAACTGGTGGAAGATTTAATACTTCTCTCCATTCATTAGGAGTTAACGCGCCTCTATCTACCATAGCCTGTAAGCCTAACTTAGTAGACATACTAGCATATTGAAGATTATTAGCTGAATAAATTATTTTGTTTCCAAAACCTCTTTCTCTCCTAGTAAATATTTTTCTAGTATCTTCATTACTCCATTGCATAGCAATCGGTTCAATTTCACTCTCGTAATAAGCATTCCATTCATCTTCATTGTATTTACTTTGTACAATTTTTTCATTAGTATTAAAGAATGAATATATTCTTTGAGTTGTTCTATCAATAACGGCTGCATTAGGAACATAATCCTTAGGCTCTATTTGTTTAGCATCTGCTTTTGCATCTACTCCAGCAGCGCCTCCACTATTATTAATATCCAGAAAGCTTTTAGTAAACTCTTCTGTATTACTTCTAATATCCTCAGGTCGCATACCAGTATTAAATTTTAGTAACCACTTAACTACACCACTATTTTTAATAGCTTTTACAATACCCTGGTCTGTTGTAGACACTACTTCCATTAATGGTAATAACGCTTCTCTTGGACTATCACCAAACAAATCATTCTCATTAATATCTTGTCTTAAATGAATAATATCAGTATATGGATACGTCACTACTCTTCCGTTTCTATTAGTAAATTTTAAAAACAACTCACCTTGTTTATTGTAAATTGCTTCTACTCCTACGCATGGAATATTATACATCTCTAGTGGATATCCATTTTCATCTTTAACAAGTAATGCAAAAGCATTATTATTTAAAGCTAGCTGTGTGGCCATTTTCTCTCTAAACACTTGCCCACTCATATATGGATTAGGCTCTTCATATAAAAATCTTATATAAGGTTCAGGATTAATTTTAAATGTATCATTTGTTTTATCATCTCTAATATGTTGTGGTACAAGTTTACCAATAGCTTTTACTTTTGGTCTAATACAAGCTCTTATTACATCACTTTTGTATATAGAACCATTCCACGCATAAAATCCATTTCCTCTATCCTCTACCATTTCAAACCTAGTTTTAGAAGGACTTCTATTAAATAATCTATCTATTATTTTCATATATCTCTTTCTCCTTAAATCATACTTTCGTATTCACTTTCTTTATCCTTTAATACTACATATCCTATTATTTTCGATACACCACCATCAATTCTTTTTCGTGGATCTAATCCTTTAATAGGCTGAATATTACCATTAGTGTCAACTTTAATTTCCATATTGCTAAGACACCATTTATCTATAGGATTATTATTATAAATAATCTTTTTAGCAATTAAATCTGCTTTCATTTCTTTCATAGGAGCAGATAAAGTATAAACACCTTGTCTAACTTTAATCATAGATTCTGGGCCAAACTCATTTTTATAAGCTGCTAATAAACTATCATCCACATGCCATGGATCATATCCAATCCACGGTATATAAATATCATATTTATCTCTAATTTCCTTAAACCAATCTAACATATCATATTTATTAACTTTGTTTCCTGGACAAACTCTTAATAATCCTTGTTTTTCCCAAAGCCTATATGGTGCATCATCATCTTGTTTGTTATCCTCAAACTGATTTAGTTTTTCTTCTGGAATAAAATACATTGATATACAATAAATATTGTCATCACCTGCTCTTTTACAAAATACATTACTTGATGCTAAATCAGTTGTTTCTGCCAAGTCAAAGCATCCTATTCCATATCTGAAATTAATTTCAGATAAATCGAATACTTTTTCATTATTTAACTCATTCCAACGTAACCATGCACTAGCAGAATTTTCTTTCATATTAAAATCTTTTACCATTACTGTGGCTTTAAATGCATCATCTGATTTTGCTTTATTGACACAATCCCTTAAAAACTCTATCTTTTTAATACTACCAAGCCCTGGATTAGCCTTTATCCAGCACTCTTCTTTGTCCCATTCTTCTCTGTCATCAAGTTCATAAATAAAAGCCAAAAACCTATCATCTTTGGTTTTACCATCTAACACCTTACAAGCATATTCATATTGACTATCAAAAATAGAATTTCTAACAAATCCATTTGTAGTAATACAATTTAATAAAGGTTGTCTCCTACTACTCATTGATTGTTTCATAAGATCATATATATCTCTATTTTTTATTGCTGCTAATTCATCTATTGTAACCATGTGGCTATTTAAACCATCAAGTCCATTAGAATTACTAGCTAAAGCTTGTAATGTTCCATAATTCCCATGAAAATAAATATCTGATTTTCTCTTTTTTAGATGCTTACTAAGTTCTTTCGATTGTTGAGCCATTTTATAGCACTCGTTAAACCCTTTTTTAGCTTGGTCTAATTTAGTTGCTATATTATAAACTTCTGGTGAACCTTCACCATCTCCAACCAGCATATATAATTCATCTGCTGCTAACTCTGTTGTCTTACCATTTTTTCTGCCTCTTATATCAAGAACCTCTTGATATTGTCTTAATCTAGTTTCTTTATGAACAAATCCAAAAACTGCTTGATGTTTTGCCTTCTGGAATAGTTCAAGTTTTAAACAAGCTCCTAAATCTCCTTGAGATTGTTTAATAAAAGTTTCAATAAATTCAATTGGCCTATTAGCTAACTCTTCATCAAATACCCAAGGATCATACTTATCTGGATTTCTTATTTTATCTACTAATAAAGAATACACTTGCTTAATTCTATTGCAGGCATTAATTTCTCCAGACATAATTTTTTCATAATACTCTTCTATGTATGTCATTTTTTCAAACGCCCCTTTTTCATAAATTCCATAAGAGCATCAGCTTCTTCCTTTTTTATTTCAATTGGTAATAAATCAATTAATTGTTTCATAACCACTGAATACTTTTGCATAAAGTTAGTATAAACTTTAACTTCTGGTCTTTCTCTATAAAAAGATTGCTCTCCTTGTTCAAATAATTCTGTAAAGCCATTTTTAATTAAATCATTACGCAACTCTTCAAGAGATAACTTCATAAAAGCAGCTTCATTTATCAATCCTTCAAGAACTTTAGATTTATCTTTCTCAAAATCTTTATATAACTTCTTAATTCTATTTACTTCCTGCTTAATCTTTTTTTCTTTTTCTAATTGTTCGGATATATTCAAAAAATATCCCCCCTTCTATTTTAAAATTTCATTCGGAGGAAGATTTAGGTACCCTCCTCGGTCCCTAAATAGATAACCCCATATATTTTTTAGGGGGCTATCCTAATTTTTATTTAATTAACAAATCTATGTATCACATCTTACTAACTCACCTTGTTCATTAAATACTAATCCTTCTCTAGTTGATTTCTTACGTTTGTTATGCCTTTTATGATGACACTCTTTGCAAAGTAATATTAAATTATTCTCACCTAATGTTATATCAGTATTATCAATATTATCTGGAGTTAAAAATTCTTTATGATGTACTTCTTCTCCAGGATTACCACAATCAACACATAGTCCATGATACTTATTAAATATATATTCTCTTGTTTTCTTCCATGCTGCACTTTTATAAAATGCTTTTGCAAATTCCCTAGCCATTATTACCTCTATCAATTTTATTTAACACCCAATCCAAGAAGGATACCTTATCCATTCTTAAATCTATAACCTCATATTCAGCCGGAATAATAACAACTTTCTTACCTATCTTTTTACTTAGTACTTTTTCTTTTTTAGTAATAACATCTTTATCCATACAATGTTTTGCTTGTAGAATTACCATAACTTCTCCTCCTTTTTACTTAATTATTTCTTAAAAAAGTTTGTTAATAATACGAATATGTCACTAAAGAACGTTCGTGTTTTTCGTTTTGAATGTTTAATTATCATGGAGAATCACACATTCATTTTTAATTTTATCTACTAATATATGCACTTATTTTTTCCCCTTCAATATTGATAGACCAAATTTTTAAACATTCATAGTCTAAAAAATAAAATATCATCTCACAAAATCTCTTAATGACTTTGAATATTGATGATATTTTTCTCTATCTAATCCTATATATCTTTTTGTTTCTTCTATAGAGCTATGACCTAATAACTCTTTAACAGCTGTTATATCATTTTTAGATTCAATATAAATTTTATAAGCATAAGTTTTTCTCATGCTATGAGCAGATATATCATATAATCCAAAATAGTTAGCTGCTTCTTTCAATATATTACTTACAGCTTGTACTCCAATAGGTTTATTTATTCCTTTTCTAGACTGGAATACATATTCATAATCTCTCTTATCTTTAATATATTCTTTTAATATTTTTGCTAATTCCGGTATCAGCTCTACTGATCTAGGCTTTCTGTTCTTCTCTCTTATATTTTTAGAATGCATTTTCTTTCCTTCATAAATCGTAAATTCTTTTCTTCGTAAAGCCTCCTTAATATCTCTCACTTTAAGTTTAACTAGATCACCTGCTCTATACCCTGTAGTAACACCAACTAAAAAAAGAACATAATCTCTATAATTTTTATATTTTAAATAATCTTGAATATCTAACACATCTCTAGTTCTTGTAATAGGTCTTGCAGGTCTTTTTCTTCCCATGTTATCTCACCTGCCTAATTGCTCCATGTTCCCTTTTATAAACATGCTCTTTTATAACTTCTCTTAAATCATCAGTTTCTTTTATTTTGATTATATTCTTTGATGAACAGTGAGGACATTTAATGTACCTCTTATTATCAATTTCATATGACAATAAAATAAAAGTTTTATAACAGGATCTACACTTATAACTCTTATACTCCTTCATGTCCTCACCTCCTATGAATAAATGGTATAAAAAAGCACCTAGATTTACTCTAAGTGCTTCTATGTCTTATTTATTTTTCGCTCAACTCAATTATAATACAACCTGTCAAATATTTGCAACCATTTGTGCAAATTATTTTTATATAGCTACTATTCCCCAAAGTTGAACTGCTAATTTTTTAGTTACTCTTTTCTTTTTATCTATATAGCATCTTCTAGACATATTTAATTCTTTTGCTACATCTGCATCTGTCTTTAACTCAGAATTTTCACCATATGCTTTATCTAGAATTAACTTTTCATCATCACTTAATCCATCAAGTAATTTTTGTAATAGATTTATTTTCTTACTAGTTTCTCTTAATCTTTTAATTAATTCTTTTTCTTCGAATATTAAATTGCATATCTTATCATCTGGAAGGCCTATTCCTGAACCTTTAGGCATATCACTTATTTCTATTGCTTTAGTTGAACTCATTTCACTTCTGACTTCTTTTATTCTTAATTTGATGTTTCTCTCAGCCATCTTTAAACTATTCATATTTCCCAATATGTTAACAGTTTCTTTTATATAATTCATATAATCACTTCCCTTGCTTTTGTTATATACCACTTACCAAAAATTTCCTTAGTTAATAGATAATCTGTTACTTGCCACATGGCTGTTATAGTATTATAAAATTTCAGTTTAACTATCCCTGATTCAACATTTAGTAATTTATAACTATGCTTTGTATTTAGACTAGTTATAATATACCCTTCAAAAAGCTTGTCCCAAGCTCCCATAAAATCATATTCCTTTTTCTTATCAATCTGTTTAAATATTATATCTTGCAAGCTAACTACATCCTTACCATGTTATTTTTCAAATTGTAATCGCTTTTGATTTTACTAAATACAGATCTTATCATTTCAACGAATTTATTAACTGCTCTTATAATAAAATCCACTAACTCTTTTAATTCTTTTTCTATTAATTTATAATGCTTTTTTCTTATTCTTGCAGATTTGGTTCTGTTATATATTTCTACTGATGGTTTCATTTGGATTTCTCCTTTCTTAGTTTTCTGTATCGAGTTTACAAGTCATGTATACTTTAATAATCTTGTAAATAAGCCATTTTTTAAGCATTGTATACAAATGTATCTTATAAATTGAAAATAATTATACATTGTAAATCCAGTTATACCAACTGTTTCAGATGAATTGTATACATCTGTTTATCCAGCAATACCGCAATATCGCACTTCATGTCTATATGCTAATTATCTTCATTTCTTAGCATTAATCTATGAAATGATATTGTTCTATCTTTGAATCAATAAACTTTATCTGACTTGGCATACACTCACATATTTGTCCATCTTCATATTCAATTATTCCTACTGTATACATTAAAACGCCTCCTTGATCCCCTCCTATAAAAGGTGATGGTTCTACTATTTGGCTTTTATCGCTCCACTTATGAAACAATGCTCTTTTATCATTTACTAAACACGGCCTTAATTCAGTTTCTATTTTCATTTATATCTCCTCCTGTCTTAGTATTAAGAATCAGTACCAAGTCTTAAAACAACACTATTGTGCTCTTCATTTTCAGATAGAGTAATCTGTAATAAATTATCTACCGAAGTAACATCTTTTATAGGATCATCCCCTTCATATCCAGCAAATACGTTCAATTCTGGATTACATTTTTTCAATCTCTCTATAAGTTCATTAACTCTCATTTAAATCATCCTTTCTTAGTATTGTGACATAAAAAAATACCGCATATTCTTTTTGAATAATACGGTATTTTCATAATAATTTAATATTTAATTTTATCTTCGTAATACTTTAAAATAAAGCTTTAAATTAATACAGATTAAAATAACTTAATAGAAGTCGCAATACATTTGAACATACATAAATCATCGCAAATATTTTTGCCTTTGCATAGTTTTTATTTTTTAAACCACTCAAAAAATAAACAATCATTGCAATAAATGAAACGAGGATAACAATAGCAAGTGAGTATCTAAATAGCTCTTGAACACTAACAGTCATTTTATTATAGCCCCCTTATTCAATTATATGTAAATCATACTATTACGAATTCATTATAACATATTTTGTAAATACCGTACTATTCAATTTTCAAATATCATTTATGTCATACTTTCTACATATTAAGAACTACTTAGTCCATTGTTCTGCCATAGCTTTAGCTATCCCTGGAAAAGTCTTGCTCCTTATAGTTGACCTCTCTTGAGGTGTTTTTGCATTTTTTAAAGCATCATAAAACCATTTTGCTTGCCTTTTTTTCTTACCATTTTTATCTACCCATTCAAAAAATTCTCCTTTTTCAACTATGTTAGTTGGGACTAAATTAGGTAATCCTTTAAGCCATAAACAAGTTGATTTACTAAACTTATCACCAAACATCCATGGTTGTATTATTTGATCAGGCTTTCTCCATACACTGCTCATAATCCCTATTGGATTCTCTATCGCAATTCTTGGACAATCAGCATTAGCAAACATCATAAAGAAATCTATACCTTGCTGCTGCCTTCCATCTTTTCTTTTTTGTTCAAAATGTCTTGCTCCACTTACACAAAGATGTGTACATGGTGGAAATGCTATTATCATATCCCATTTTCCCTTTAATAACGGCGTTACATCTTGTTGTATGTGCCACTCTGGATGGCCACCACTACATGGTATAATGTCGCATGAATATGCTTCATGTCCCAATTTTCTAAGTTCTATTGTTACTGCTTGACTTTCTTCACAAGCTACTAAAATCTTCAACTTTATTTCCTCCTCGTCAGGAGGTGTGCGCACACTTTTTTATCTAGAATTACTCCATTTTAATTTTTATTTTAACTTCACACTTTCTTGCAATTACGAATTAATAAAATTCTATTAACCCTTAAAAATCCATCCTCTACCTTTTAATTTTTTAATATGTCTGTAATAACCTTCCTCTACATCTACTCTATTAACTCCTATAATTTGTAAATTATTCTCCATAGCCTGTCTGCAATCCCAATACTCTTCTATGGCATTAAAAGTGTCGTTTTTTATCACAGCTTCAAAGAACTCTATTGCTTCTTCATCAAATTTTTTAAGTTCTTCTATTTGAGTAGGTATATGATCTATTACCTTACTATTTTTAAAGTCTATATAATTAATACTGCTTTCTCTGTCGTTCCAAGTTGCTCCTACTATAAAATTTAGAATTAAACCTATTGCTAATATCCAAACTCCTGCAACTAACATCTTTATACCTCCATCTTTTTTATTATTAGGGGGAAAATCTATTCCCCCATAGAAGACTTATAAAACCTTGAATTAAGCTTTGCAACAGCATTTGTAATCCCTTTAATTCTTAGTCCTATAATTTAATAACTATATATAATCTCTTATAAGCCTTACTGGTAAAATCATATCCGTCTTATTTTTACTTTCAAGTACAATAGGGGCAACTGGTGATGACATATAAAGCGTAAAATTAGAATCATGGCACTTTAGTGCATCTAATAAATATTGTGCATTAATCCCAAACTCTGTTTCTTCTCCCTCTAATTCTGCACTTATATATCTTTCAAATTTTATAATTCCTTCATTTGCTTTAGAAGATTTTATATAACTTCTTTTGTTGTTTATATTAAAAATTACTATACTTCCATACCCACGATATAACTTAATATATTGAGATAATACAAACTTAATATCATCAGAATTTAATGTTATTTTTATATTCTTCTTAACATCATTAATCAATGCTCTCCAGTTTACATACTTCAATTCACTCTTCATATAAACTACTGTTATTCTTCCAAAGCAAATTTTCACAAATTCATTGTTCTCTTGAATAGTCGCTATGCTTGTACCCTTTATTTTCTTTAGAATATTAACCACTTCTTCTGGTATCAAAATTCTGTTTTCTGTAATAATCTCATCAATACTTCTTATACTCATTCTGTATCCATCCATAGCAACAAAATTATTCTCATCTATACATATAGAACCAAGCTGTGGTCTAATATCACTTTTTTCTAATGCATATTTACATTCCATTAAAAAATCAAAATTTGGTATACACTTACATTCTTTAGGATTATTAAATTCAATTAATTCCTTGAATTCTTCATCTTCATTAAATGATATTTTTTGATTCTGGGTAGATATATAATAATCACCAACTAAACAAGGCTCTTTTTTAGGCAATAATTTAATCGCTTCTTTAGGTATTAAGATCTTTCCTTCTTCTTCATTACCGAATGTATTTTCAGTTAAAATCACTTGATAAAAAGTATCTTTAAATTCTCTGGTAGCCGATAATTTAATCCCATCTTTTTCTACATTAACTTGGTACTTGTCCACATCTAAAAGCTTGTTTAAATAAATTAATGATTCACTATTAACAATTGCTTTCATCTCTTACTCCTCCTCATCAATTCCATATACTAACTGTTCCTCTAAATCTTCATAGGTTAATCCTCCATAACCATTTTGGTAATCTCTACCTTCAAAGTTACAGAAACCTGATGTTTTAGTGTTATTAGATGAACTTCTAGTCCAATCTTCCTTAATAGCTGATACTAAAGCTCCAATTCTATTATTGAAATTGCCTTTAGAAATTATATTTAGCTTATCTAATACAACAGCAACAACATCTTTATTTTTATGATATTTTCTTACAGTCTTTAAAATTGTTTTTGCCTCTGCATCTGAACACTTAACTATATTTACTATCTGTTGTTGTATCTCTGTCTCTATCTCTGTCTCTATCTCTGTCTCTCGTGAACATTTGTCGGACATTTGTCCTTTTCCTCCGTCTGAAATGGCTATTTTGCTTGGATTTTTATTTGATTTCGGACATTTGTCTGGACTTTTGTCCTCTTTTTTATCTTCAATCAATAATTCAACTTCATTAGACTTTTGTTCTTTTAAAAGCTTCTTTTCTTCTTCTATCCTAGCTCTCTGTTCTCGTTTTCTATCAGCTTCTGTTGAGCTCCTACCGATAAAATTTTGTATTTCATTAAGATATATTGCTCCATTATCTAACTTTTCGACTAATCCAAACTCTTCAAATACTTCTATTGCATTTCTAACTGTATCTACATTGTGTCCTAAAACTTTGCTAAGAGTTTCTGGACTATATGGAATGATATCTGTAATCATTAGTTTTCCATCTCTCTTAAGTGACCTCAAATACATTTTTATAAGTATAAGAGAATATTCATGCCCATTAGATAACGCTTCAATTATCTTAATTTCTTCTCTTTCAAAGAAATTTTCTTTTAGCTTAAGATAATAATATTTTTTGTTATCAGCCAACTCCTCACCTCCAGGTAAATGTGCTATAATATAAAATGATGTTTTTCATAATTATTTTGATGCTTTAAGAGATTCTTGGTATTGGCGTACTGCTTCTCTTAAAGCCTTTTCTCTTGTTAATGGATTAATAGGATCTAGATATAACTCCCCAACCTTCTTAGCTATCCTTCTAGCACTTTCTGCATCATTAATTATTATTAATACATCTTTCATTTCTCTATCTCCTTAGCATAACTTCTTTAGCGGTAGGAATATGATAAAATGTATAGCTTTCTGCATCTTTTTTTACAAACAAGAATTCTTTATAATCATATCCATAGTCATCTAGAAGTGCTATGTGTCTAATTTTTAAATCCTTTAACTTTTCAAATTTACACATATGCAAACACCTCATTTATTACGAATATGAAAGTAAATACACTACCCAATGTTAAAAAAGTAAACCTAATTTTATCTATTCTTCTTCTACTATCCGAATAACTAACTAGTCCAATTATTATAAATAATGCTTGAAACACCATAGACGTAATAGATAAAACTACTCTCCCTACTTCATTCATTTAAACTACCTCCTCAAATTTCACTTGATCATTTGCAAGCTTTATCAAATCTTCTATTACTAGTGGAACTTTGTAGTTATTAACTATATTCATTGCTATATCAAATTGACTTCTCTTAATAGCCTCATACCTACTAATGCCAAACTCTCGCTTAAGTTGGTGTTGAATATCTGAATAAACTTTTCCTCGAATAGAATTATCTTTATAAGCTGGCTTATCCTTACCGCCTAAAACTTCTATTCCCTTCTTCCTTACAATAGCTTGCAACTCTTTGCAATCTACTTGAAATAGTGGCATATTAGCTTTTAAATCCTTAACTTCTATTTCTAACTTTTGTTGTTTATCATCAAGAAAAAAGATAGCTTGAAGTTCCTTTGATAGCTTTGGAAATTGTTGTTGCTCCATTTTTTCAAACGCTGTTACATATTCTGCCGTAAATAAAATCCCTTTTTCCCCAGTCATTTTATTCGCTACCATGTCACAACCTTTTCTAGTAAGTTGATAACATGGTTGTTCTTTATTCTGTGAATTTAAATACGTATCTTCTATAAAGAAATTTTTACTGCTCAAATTTGAGCCGTCCAATACTTTAATGTAACCTTTTATATCTCTCAATAAATTCTTATGTTCTTTTCCAATTCTCATAGCTACTTCTTTACTATCTGTTACAAGTTGTCCTTTTACTTTTTTAATAACTAGATCTTTCATCAAATATCCTCCTTTTTTAGTCATAAATAATAAATTGTTTAATATAATAAAGTAAGAAGTGTTTACTTTTATTGAAAAAATAAAATTTGAGGCTATGCCTCCTTTTTCTTACGTGTATCCCTGGCTATCTCTTCTATAACCAACCTTATTTTTTCTATTTGTTTATCACTTTCTTCCCTAGAGATGTTAGGTTCAACTATAATCACTGTAGCTGCCATTACATCACCTCACTTAAATAATATGGCTTTTTTTTTTTTTTTTTACCTTTTCAGCTTTAGCAATAAGTTCTGACGCACTAATCCCAAGTCCTGTAGCTATTTTAGATATAGTATCTAGAGTTGGATTTGTTGTTTTTCCATTTACTATATCTAGAAATGTAGCTTGTGGAACGCCAGCCATCTTAGCAACTTTATATTTACTAAGTTTCTTTTCTTCTGAAATAATTTTAATAGCTTGTCCTAATCCCATTTTAACCTCCTTTATAATTTTATATATCATTCAACCGAACTATATCGGTTAAGTTAAATATATCATCCAGACGATATATTAACAACTTCTATATATCGTTGTATAGAATTGTTTTTTTAAATTAACTTTTATTTCCTTATATTTACTAAAAATATCTTGCATAATCTAGCTGATATAGTATAATAATATTTATATCGGTGAACCGTTGTACCGAAATAGAAAGGTGAGATTATGTTTAAT